GATAAGTAATTCTACAAATGGTGTTGAACCACCAAGAAGTTATGTTTCCATAAAACAATCGAAAGATGGAGTTATGGCTCAAGTTGTACCAGAGTTCAGACATTTAAAAAATAAGTATGAACTATTATGGGATCAACAAAGTCCAGACGGATATCTAAGAATTATGGCAATACTTCAAAAATATATTGATCAAGGAATCAGTGTCAATACTTCATACAATCCAATACATTATGAAGATGAAAAGATTCCAATGAGTAAGATGCTACAAGATGTGGTTAATTTTTACAAGTACGGTGGTAAACAATTGTATTACTTCCAAACTTATGATGGTGCGGGTGAAGTCAAAGTAGATGACGAAGAAGACTGTGATTCATGCAAAATCTAGAGGAGATATATGTCTGTAATTAATTTGAGTAAAGAGAAGAGTCACATTGACTCACCTATGTTTTTAGATCCCAATGGTGATTTGGGATTCCAACGTTTTGAGACACTTAAATATGAAAAGATTGATAAACTTACTGACAAGCAAATGGGCTTCTTTTGGAGACCGGAAGAAGTGGATGTTACGCGTGATATCAAGGACTTCAAAAACTTAGATGAACACGAACAACACATCTTTACTTCTAATTTAAAAAGACAAATCTTATTAGATTCAGTACAAGGACGTTCTCCTAGTCTTGCATTTTTACCAATAGCAAGTTTGCCAGAGATTGAGGCTTGGATTCAGTTATGGAGTTTTAACGAAACTGTACATAGTAGAAGTTACACACACATTATTAGAAACATCTATTCAGACCCTTCAAAAGTGTTTGACAACATGACAGACATTGAAGAGATTGTCAACTGTGGTGTTGATGTAAGTCGTTACTACGATGAACTAATCGAATATTCAAACTACTATCAATTACTTGGTTACGGAACACACAAAGTAAACGGTAAAACAATTGAGATAGACCAATATACATTTAAGAAAAAATTGTATATGGCATTACTCAGTGTAAATATTTTAGAAGGTATTCGTTTTTACACCTCGTTTGCCTGTAGTTGGGCATTTGCAGAACTTAAGAAAATGGAAGGTAATGCTAAGATTATTAAACTGATTGCTCGTGATGAAAACCTACACTTAGGTTTCACACAAACGACTATCAAGTTATTACCTAAAGACGATCCAGACTTTGCCAAAATTGCTGAAGAATGTAAAGAAGAAGCAACGGCATTGTACTTAGGTGCAGTTGAACAAGAAAAGGAATGGGCAAAGTACCTATTCAAAGATGGTTCTATTATTGGACTAAACGAAGTACTACTTGGTGAGTACATTGAATACTTAGCAAAACGTCGTATGAAACAAGTTGGTTTAGATTGTCCATACGAAGTAACAAGTGATCCATTACCTTGGACACAAAAATGGATTAGTGGTGGTGATGTACAAGTTGCTCCACAAGAAACTGAAATAACAAGTTATGTGATTGGCGGTGTAAAGCAGGATGTCACAGAAGATACATTTAAAGGATTAACACTATGATAACAGTCTACAGTAAAGAAGGATGTCCGTTTTGTGATAGAGCAAAACAACTATTAGAAACTTACGGAATGGAATACAAAGAAAGACGTATTGATATTGATTCACAAGCAAGGGATTTTGTTGTAGGTAATGGACACCGAACTGTTCCACAATTATATGTTGGAGAAGACTTATTAGTAGAAGGTGGTTTTGATGGACTTAAAGCAGTACCAGAAGAAACACTAAAGTCAATTGTTGAACATATGACAACATCAAAATGATACAGATATACAAAGGTTCAATTTACAGTTTTAAATTATTGAGTGGTGAAGAGATAATTGCTCAAGTTGTCGATGTAGAAGTCGATGAGATTGATATTTTGAGTCCTTTAGGTGTTACCTTGACTGCGCAAGGTCCAGATACTTTCCCTGGCATGATTGCTGGGGATGTATCAAAAAGTATGACACTTAGTAGAGCATCAATTTCTATTATTGCTGAGGTAGAAGAACATATTAAAAATTCTTACCTAAAAGCAGTTGAAGAAATGGTAAATACTAAGAAAGAACAACAAGAAGAAAAAGATGCCAAAGGTATGTAGAGTTGGAGATAGTTTGACTACGGGTCACGGATGTGATGCGACGACAACTATCGCTAGTTCAAATACAGATGGATCAGTAAAAGCAGATAACATTAATGTAATTGTTGTGGGGGCACCAACAGTTTCACATTTAATACCGTCTGGGGTATGTGTTCCACATACAGCACAACTTAACGCAGGTTCAAGTTCAGTTTATATTCAAGGAATTGCAGTAGGGAGAGTGGGTGATAGTGCAGATGCAGGTGCTATGTCTAGCGGTTCACCAAGTGTTTATGCAGGTTAAAAATGCCCTACAATTGGATAGACAAACTCCAAGAAAGCAATAACAAAACTCACAAAGAGAATGTAATTGGTGAAGCATATACTGCTTGTAAACTAGGTAGTCAAGACGCTTGTATATTTCTAAAATTTGTAAGTACTGGGTTCAATCCGTTTTTAAACTTTTATACTAAAGAAGTTTCCAAGTCATCTGAAATTTCAACTTCTAAAAACGCATGGAACTTTTTGGAATTTCTTTTAGAAGATTTAAGTAGTAGAAGAATTACTGGCAACAATGCTACAAATCAAATACACGAACTCAAAAAAAGTTTTGACAGTGAAAACTGGAACAAAATAGTTCGACCACTATTGCTAAAAAATTTTAGACTCGGTATTACACGACAAAATTTAAATAACATATTAAAAGATACAGAATATGAAGTTCCAGAATTTAAATGTATGGAACCAAGTGATTCATCGGAAAATAAGTCAAAACTTTTTGGATTACATTTTGTTCAAAGAAAATTAAAAGGTGTAAGAGTTGTTGCGGTTTTAAAACTTAACGAAATAGAATTATATTCTTCTGATGGTCATCGACTAACCGATTTCAAACATATAGAAAGAAGTCTAAGACTTATAAGAGATGAGTTTTACAGAGCACTTCCTTTTTTATATGATCCGTTATTAGTTGACGGACATATCATTTTGGATGATTTTGATGATTTGATGTTAAGAGCATCAAGAAAACAATTTAAAAATACCGAAAATGCAAAATTCCATATATTTGATTATTGTCCTTGGGATGATTTTCAGAATGGTGGATATGCACAATCTTATGATGATAGGTTAGTTTTTTTAGATGCAGTAAAGGATAAGTTAACTAATATAAACAATTTAGAAATAGAAGAAAAACCAGTTTTAATTGATTTAAGTTCTGATAATGGTTTACATGATTTAGATGAATATACTAGAGAATGTAATAAAAATGGATTTGATGGTGTAATTCTTAAAAGGATACATAGTCAATATACATGTAGAAAGTCTACTGCTTGGTTGACATACAACTTGGATAGAAAAGATGGCACAAGTTGATGTTCTAAGTATATTCACTACAATTGAGAAGTCTCTTCAACATATAGTTGAGAAATATGGATATGTTAGACACCGAGATCTCCTCGAGGTTCAAAGATCATTTGAAAAGGAGTTTAATTGTAAAGTTATAAAACTATATTCTAAAAACTTATGTAAACAATCAAAATTTACCGATGTGCGATACTGGGATAGACTTGAGTTTGAGTCTGAAACTGAAATGACTATGTTTTTATTAAAATGGACATAATGTTTTGTTTTATGTTATAATATACCTATGGTAATGAATATAAAAAACATACCTAATTTTAATAACATATATAACTCCGTTTACGAAGAGGTTAAATCTCGTCAGACGAAAAGTAATACATTTGTCATTGTTAGATCTAGAAAAGTTATAGAAAGGTTTGAAGAAAAATTTAACATAAAAACATTAAATACTATAACTAAAGATGAAGGTGTTGTCGGATATGAATTCGATAATATGGTATATCCTTTTGATTCAATCGACTTTGGTTCAGAAGAAAATATGACAATGTGTTTACTTAAATGGGCTTGACAAATAACATAAAAAAATATAACATATTCATCGGGCTTTTACTTTTTTGTATACTCCAAGTAAAAGCCTCATTCGATGACTTAGATCTAAGTCGCATTCTATATCAAGATGATAATATTGTTGTTGTAAAAGAAGGTGTATTTTCAAAACGCACTGGTAAACGTGTTCAATTCAGAGAAGCATCTAATTGGGAAGAAGAAGACTTCTTTACACAACAGGAAAAGTACTGTGAAAAAGAAAGTAAATGACACATAAATTCGAAGAATTACGAGAAGCACTACACAAAGAAGGTTGGTATATAGAATGGGGATTACCTTGTTGTCAATCCTGTGCTTGGGATCATATACCTATGAGACACGAAGAAGGTCCATTCAAAGGTAAAGATGTTAATTATGACAAAGTACTATTCAATCACGAACAAGACTGCCAAATAGACTTAGGCGATGTAGAATGTCCAGACTGTAAAGGTGAAGGACTTGGTGCCGATCAAGACCTCTGTGAAACTTGTGATGGATTAGGATACGATTATGAAATACCTGTCGACGACAGAGTCTACGACACTTATCCACACTACAACTATCACGAAGTAAACAAAAGTCATTTTGCATTTGGTAAAGCAAAAGAACTCAAAGAGATATTATCTGTAATAGAAGAATGTGGGTTTGAATGGAATTGGAATAAAACAGACAAACAAAGAATTGAATTGAAATGGTAGGATCACAAGACACATTTAATAAACTTAAATATGGTAGTCAAGTTCCAAAACTTAAGGACAAAATTAAAAATGTGATGGACGATTTACAAGATTTATTTGAAGCAAATGTCCATTTAACTAACCCAAACAAAGCAATAGAACAAATTTCTATTTGTTCTTTGTATTCACCACATATGAATGACGAAGATTCTGATTATTTAAGTGGTTGTAGGTGGGCATTAGAGAACCAACATGAATGGACAATAGCCGAAGAAGATAAACGAATTAATAGAGGACTAGACTGGAAACCAAAAACATATAACGAAGTTGAAACTAACCCAGTAAATAAACGGAAAGATGAAGTTAGATGGTCTACTGATGGCAAACTTAAATTATATTATTCTGAAGAGAAAAATAAATGGGTTCCGAACGAAAAAGAATTAAAAGAGTATATTGATAAAAAGAAGAATGATAGATAGAGAAACACAAAAAACACTTGAAGAAATAAGAGAGTATGATGCATGGTATAGTGACGAGTGGGAAGATATGCAATCTGCAGAGCATAAAAGAATGCTTGATGACGCACTACAATACTACGAAGATGTGTTCAATCCAGGCAAAGGTGCTAATTGGAAGTGGAAGAATAAAAATAAACAATTAGAACTATACGATTGGGAGTTTGCAAGTAAAAACAAACACAAAATTGCCGAATGGTTAGAAGGACATGGCTATAAGTGTAATTGTCAATTCGGTGGATATGGTATTGGGTATGGTACTATATACTTAAACAAACCACTTGAAGAACATTTAAGGACACTTTTTACACTAACTTGGTCTTAAAGAACATAAATAGGATAGTATGTTTTTTAATTACCTGACAATTTTTATTGCTCTGTCAATATCAGGTGTAGCAATATACTATTCAGTAGCAGGTCTTACTGCTATCTTTGCCGCTTCGGTAATTCCAGTGATAATAATGGGTGGCGTATTAGAGATAG